CCCTCACCAAGTCTAGGCCGGTCTAGTTGTCGCGGAAGCGACACCTTCGACCATGTTCCCATACGTTAATGAGCTTTCACCAAAGAGGAAGTTTCCCCCCTCAGAAGTGCAATCTCTTAAGCTATGCATCAACTTGCGTGACCAAAAGTCACGTAAGGACTGTGAATTGACGGTCTTCCTTTGAAGACCTAGATAAACAGCCCCAACGGGATAATCCGTATGTAGATGCGACTCCCATTCCTCGTTCGAGGGACCGACGAGTTCCAGACGCATATAACTGCGAAGGAAGTCGTCGACCTTGGACGGGAACTCGCCTCTGTGCTGGATAAACCAAGCACGGAGACGGTTTCTCTGTGCGTACGCAGCCATTATATCAGCCGGATTTTCCTTAAGGAAAACCGGCCTGATGTCACGGCCGAAGAACGCATCAACGCCACAGCTCTCACGAACTGGGCCCTGCCAAAAGGATTTCTCCTGATTTGGCTGGAAGCAGCATGCCTTGAGGTATGCTACGTGTTGCTTATATAAATAAGACTCACCGATGAGGTCGTCCCCAAAAACCGCTATGCGGTCTGAGGAGGCCCCGTAGGTTTGACTTATACTTATCATAAGAGAGAGAAACAAGAGTGTCTCTAGCTCAAACGTGAATCCGTTACCCATTGACGAGACCTTTGCATAACGCAAGGCTCGGCCATCTGGAAGGACCCCGAAGGGGGACCTAAGAACGGATATAGCTGAGAACCATCCAGGCGGTAGCACCGCCTCGCAGAACGCCAAGGATACAGTATCCGAAGCATTCGACAGGTCAATCGTGAACAGGTCATCGTGGCGAGAGCCATGAATTGCCATTCGACGATTGATGTCCTGCTGTCGGTCTAGGTCAATACCGATACTAAGGAGTTTACCTCTAAGTATCGAACCTAGGCCAAGTTGCAGGAACATATTGCCGGTTGGTTCTTTAGCTATCGGGCGGTCTTTACGACCATCCTTTGGGACCACAGCTATAGAGTTCATAGAGTGCTCATCGTGGACAATATTACGCAGGAATTGTTCCTGATTAAGGACCCTCCAAGTGGGGATCCCGTAACGTTCACGATATTGGTGCTCTAAGGACCCGATCCATCTCTGGTCGGATCTGATAGCGTGGATTAACAATGGCCTGGCCGACGGACTACAGGCGAAAGGCCATTCGAAGTACTTAAAGTACCTCGAACGGTTCTTATAACCTATAGTGGAAGTCGACCCAGGTCCATGCCTAGATCTGTCTACAAGCTCATCCATCGTGGGTGCGGCTCCAAGTATTTCATGGAGAACGCCCCGCATACGGATGAAAACACTGTCGTTTTGCCAGTCGCCAACAGGGCGGAGGGGAAGTGATCTGTCGGTCTCCTCGAAAAGAGACAGACAGGCTTCCCTCCGTTGCCGAGGGGCGACGAGGCTCATCGATGTGTGCTTTCGGAATGTAGATGTCAGTAAGTGGAGGACCTCGGGTTGACCCCAAGGTACCCCACTCTCACGAGATATACACTGTAACCCGTAAGATTCCCCCAGTCCATAATAACCGGAAATGTCACGACGTCTTGCGACGGCGCGCATTTCGGCTAGGACTGGAGAACTTACTGAATCGGAACAGGACTCGAGCAAGAGGGAGAATAACTTCCAACAATAGTCGGAAGGTACTCGCCTTAGCTCGTCCTGGATTCTTACCCGTGACGGGCGGATTGGGTGGTAAACCCAATGTTTTTTGCCCGTCACCTGAGAACTTCTCCTTTTTCATAGCTGTATGGTTGCTCGGCCGACCACCCACTCAGATCCTTACCAAGGCTCTGAGAACGGGGGTTAGCTTTATTGAGCAGCCACCAGATTACTGATGAGGATAGGTCCGATCCCATAACCGTAAGGTAACGGATTGATAACGCGGCAGTCGTTTCGCCTCGAGGCGAAAAGACAGCATTTATGCGATCAATCAGTTCCCCTACGTCCAATAATAGGGCAGTATCACACCATGGACCCCGATAGCCGCAATTAAAGTAGAGAGTCGAGAAATCGACTTCATCTTCAAGAGCGACTGGAGGAGTACTTATGATGCGATATAAAGCCCGGTGGGCGTAGGAGGTATGGGCAGTCAATTCTACGAAACCGCGGTTACGCGAAACGTAGAAGGTATACACATATTGCATGTTATTACCTTTGTTTGAGCATTATCGATTAAGGGAAGTCTCCGTTAGGAGATAGTCCCTTCAGGGAAGATCTGCTGGTTTACCAGCGGATCAGCAACCGTATCCTTATCCAGGACGGCAACGCCAAGCATCCGCGCCTCAAGCGCATCTGCATCGGCGACTCCGTCCGGGATAGAGAACGATTGTTCCATGATCACCGGTCCGGTGACAGAATTGCCGGCAAGGTCCGTATAGGACTTCGTCAGCGTAATCTTCATCGTGACTTTCCGAGCACCCGGGTTATTACCCGAACGCTTGGGGAAGGTGCGATAAAGCTCAAGCTTTTGAGGGCTTGCAGCCGTATGGGTAGGCAGAACATAAATCTGCTTTCCGACGGAGTTGATTTGCCGAGTGAAGACGAGCTCCACAGGGGTATCGTTGTTCAGCTTGTCATAATTGACAGTGATCGTTTCTGGCATGTGTTTCCTTTATTTGGATGTTATTTATGTCTAATTATATGGGGAAGACATGTTGGGCCCCTGACTTCTGTCACAACAAGTTTCTCATCTTACGACGATTAACTTGAAAGAGTGACAGTGCGTCTCCGATTTTCTTCTTATTCAACCTGACGTTGATAAGAGGTAGCGGGGACAGTGACGGGTTAGCGACACGTGATACAACAGTGGCAACTTCCGTTGTCCAGTATCTAGGGCTGTTGATACCTTGATAGAATTTATTTCCATCAACGTATGCTCTCGCCGATCGATTCCACTCATGATGACGATAAATCGTCGAGTGGGCTGTTGTCCATGTACCTAGAACAGGGTACAGGGCGATAGTCTCAAGCGCAGCCAAACGCTTGGAGACATCTATGAACCAGTCGACAACCCAAGAGAAGGGAGTAAGTTCCCAGCCAACCGTGAGTAAACGCGGAAGGCCATGAGCTGTAAAGCTCCCTCTATCTTGGAGGCCGACATAGGCACCAGCAGTGACAGTAGTAGACCGAGACCACGAAAAAGTCTTCCGACTCGCATGAAACGAGTTTGAGGAGACACTGTGGTCATAGGAATCACTATCCTGAAGGCTCATTCTAGACGTGTACCGGGTACGTTTTCCGTGTTCGGCATCAGCAGCGTCAGTCCACGACACTAGGTCGTAGTAAGACGCCATGACACCATAGCGGAATCCTAACCAAGTACGCGCGAGCCTATCAAGACGCCTCGGAAGCTTCCGAAGCTGAGCCTTGATGCCCCTTCGTGTGAGGAAACGTCCTTTTGAATCCCGAAGGATTCGAGGGAGTTCCTCACGGATGAAGGAGAGATCACGGACTTTTAATCGATTTAGCCAGACGACCGCTTTCGCGGACATCCGGGCAGAATCGTACAAGAGGTCCATGGTCTTGCCCATCTCTGCAGCGGTTACTAAAGCTAAAGCTTCAGGGCTCTCAACATTAGAGAGCACACGAGCTAAAGCAGACGACCTTTCAAGAAGGAAGTCATTTTCCATCCCGAGTTCCTCAAGAGCATTGCTTAAAGCAGTGCCCCCTGCATAATATAATACAGGGAGAGGGGTAATCGGAGCATGGATTCTTGCGTAACCAGCAGGCCGACTATAAACGTTCTCTTCCTCCAGTACTGGAGGATCAAGCTGTTTTATCCTAGCGCCGTGGTGCACCGTATTAGGTGTGCACGACACATTGGATTTGACAGACAAGAGAGGATTCATGATGAATTCTCCTTGTTTGATCCTCGAGTAATAATCTGGGGTGACAACGTCCAGGCAATACCTCGTGTCCACATTGGAGGGCAGGTGATCGTAACTCCCTTCGGAGTGAGTCACACCGTCCTTGTCAATGTAGGAGTACGGGGCAGACCAGGTCGGTTGATCTAGTTCATATCGTGTTCTCATATTAGTTAGGCGTTAGCCCGAGCTAATAGAGAGGATCGATAGACCCCCTAAGGACTATTATA